ATATACCCACTCCAATATAGACACATCGAACTGAGCGTTATGAGCCAGAACAGCAGTGGTCTTAGGATCATAGCAACCCAAGATACGTTTGAGTTCGTCTCCTCTGTACCACTGGGTTGGCTTGTCTGATCCGTACTCATGGATGCAGGCTCCAAAGGCTTTGAATCGTGGGTCACGTATGTACTCCTCTGTTGTCATTTTGGTAAGTGTGTAACCTTCCTTGGTGTCCCAGTAGGTCTCGAAGTCGATCGTAATGATCTGTTTATATGGCGCTGTCATTTTTCTCCTTTAGTTTTGCTTCAATGGCTCTGGCAAGCTCCATGTTGTTCGCCCAACCAACACGATAGATTTCGCCGATCTCTTCGCTGGTCAGGTTGACCCACTCACGCTTCTCTACCACGTCAACTGTTTCGTCAGCTACTCGGCTGTCGTAGCAAGCACAGCCACGTTCCCAACATCCTCTGTCAATTATTGTCATGTGTTCTTCTCCTTGAGTTTGGCTTCTACTGCACGCATCAGCGAATCCCTGCTTGGGTATTTTGTGTCCCATAAAATTTTCAGTTGCTCATCCTTTGTCAGCCCAGTCCATGTGCGCGGTGGATACAAAGGCCACACCTGACCAAGCGGTGTAAACAAAGGGCTGTCTTTGTCTGTGCTGACCACGCCGTTAGTTGGGTCGTACCATGCTATTAGTTTCACGTGTTCTTCTCCTTGAGTTTGGCTTCAACTTCTGCAAACAACCGCCGCCATTCCTCACCGGTCATCTGGTCTGCTGTCCAAAAACTTGCCTTGTCCTTATCCGTCAGCCCAACCCATGTGCGCTGTGGTGGGGTGGTTGGAACAACGCGCCAGCCTTGCTCATGAAAACCAAGTAGCCCCTCAACCGTTGGCTTGTACCCTTCAATACGCGCCCATCCACGAACTGAATTCATCTCAGTGGCGACAATTTTTCCAGTTGGATCAATGACATTCCACGCCACAGGCTCTTGCTCTTTGGGGTACGCACCAGAACCACCGCAAACAAAACATTCTTGGTCTGTGCCAATGTCAGGGTCACGAGTAACCCAACCAGAACCTTTGCAACCACCACAAGGCTCTGGCTGTGCCAAGGCTTCTTTGATGGCGGTTCCAGCCTCCAACAATAAATCCTGTGCGTATTCGTGCTTGTATTTCATGGTCAGTTGCTTTTTGAGGCAAGCATCTGCATATGTCATTGCCTCCAGCGCCAGCTTCAATGCTTCGTCTTTAGTCATGCTTGTCCCCTTGCTCGGATTTGTTCTGCAAGTCGTCCAGCCCTTGCCTCATCACACAACTTTGCACACGCCTCTCGTTCTTCAGCGCGTTCTTGCTCAAGTCGTGCCTTAAAAGAATTTGCAATTACTTCAATAAATAAAATTGCGCTTTCATCCATATCACCGCTGAATGTCATCTCTGGCCCGTTGAAATCCAACACACCAATTTGCGTATTGCCACGATGAAACGTGATGGTGCAACTTGGTTTGAAATTAAAAGTTGATTTCATTTCAATGTCTTTGTATACGTATTCTTCAGTCATGCTTGTCCCCTTGCTTTTATGTCGTTGACAATTTCAAAAGCCCATACAGGCTCGGCATATTGCATTGCTTCATCTTCAACAATCTTTATGCACGCTTCTCGTTCCTCAAGCACAAACTTATGAATGCGGTCTAGCCACAGATTTGCATGGGTGGTGCTGTAATCTTTTCGGACAAGCTCGGCAAAGCGTTCAAGCCATAGCAAATCTTTTTCCTGAGCGGCTTCAATCAATGCACCCGCCTCTCGTGCCATGCGAATAATGTCTTCTCTGTTCAATTAAAGTTCTCCTTGGGTGGTGCGTCCAACAGGTTTAGAAAGCCGAAAAAATCGTTTGCCGCCAGCATGAGCTGCGACGCCTCCATCTCGTTACAGTTTAGGGTAACGACTCCTGCCAGTTGGTCTTCAGCCCTGCCTACTATGACCACACCTTGCGCTTTTCCTTCGCCGTAGCACATCACCAGTTTGTGTATGAGCAGTTTGAAGTGTGCCTGTTCCTCATCAGACATGCTCTTGACTCTGCGCTCAAGCTCCTCTTGGGTCATCATGTCTTCATAAGCCACTTCTTTTCTCCCTGAGTAGTTGTTGTAGTTCATCTATGTTGCTCTCCCGTGCAATGTATGTGGTTCCGCCTGCGTTGTGTATGCGGTTGAGTTCAAGGTCTTGCAGGGCTGTTGTCTTGCCGTTGCCAGCCTTGCACTCAATCGCAATGAAGTGTCCGTCCATGCAAGCGATGATGTCCGGAATACCCGCCCGACCAAAGCCATTGGCTGGTGGCATGAAGTGGTAGATGCCTAGCTTGTCTAGCACCTCACGCACCCGCTTCTTGACTTTTGATTCAGGTGTCGCTGCCATAGATCATGCTCCTCCACATTGATACCGAGGGCATGTGGTTGTGTGATTTGGTTGGCGTTGTGTAGCCTTGGTGTTGAATCCAACCAATCGATTTGAGCGCCCGTACGCCTGACACCCACACATTGGGATGTAGTGTCGCAGGTCTGAACAGTAGATTCTTGGCGCAGTACTCCCTGAACTCATCGCCAAGTACCACAGGCTTGGACAGTAGTAGTTCCGCAGACAGTTCCAAGTAACGCTCGACAAACTCTGGCTCGAGTCTGCTTGCCTTCTCCCAACACTTTTCAGCAAGGGCGATGGCGTGCTCCATCCTTGTGTCACCCATTGTACTTCTCCTGATTTGCCTCAACGTATCTTGTCAGGTTAACTTCGGGGTTGCCAAAAGTTACGCCGTCATTGGCGATCTCTTTGTTGAGTAGCTCGAACGCTTTCAACAACGTCCTGTACCCGTACATGTCCGTTGCTTTCTTCACATCAGGCAAGAACACAGCGCTCGGGTCAGACGCCAGTATGATGTACAAGAGCCGCAAGATTACCCAGTCCTTCTTCTTGAGTTGCTCGGTAGTGATAATCATTTTTGCACCTGTGTTTCTATTAGCTTGGTCAGGTAGTGCTGAGCTTTGCGCAAGTCATCGACACCACCCTTGTCTCTCCAACGGGACACGTACTTTATTACATTACCCTCCAAGTAGCCAATGTTATTTGAGACGATGTAGTCCCACGGCTGAATGGCTTTGTTCTTGTAGTGAGTACCCGCTACCTGTATTTGATTAGCGCTAGTCATTGATCTCTCTCCTTCGGTTTATAAATATGGCATCAGCAGGATTGCGTATCTTTTCACGCGATCTCCTTCCCGTGTGTTCTGGTTTGGGGCAGTTCTCAGGCACGTCAACGACGACCCAAATTGCCGCCAGTGTGTTGCGAAAGGTTGACTTCTCCCACCGATCAATATACACACCAAACACACCCTCCAATGATTTGTTGACAGAGCGAACGTCTATGCCGGTAATCTCAGCTATGTCGCTTGACTTCAAACCATCGGGGTGTCGTTTGAGTAGCTCACGAATGATGTTGTGATTACTCTTCAAGTTTCAGGCTCCTTTGTTTAGCTTCAATACAATCTTGGCAGATGAATCTTCGCAAGCCATTAAACCCACCAAACATCTTTTCTGAGCCGCCTTGACGGGGTTTGGTTTTCTGACACTTCCAACACAGCAACCCCTGTCGGCTCGCCCACTTTGCAAAATGCTGCTGTGGACTAACTGCAAAACTGTTGCTGTCCATGACACTAAACAAGCCGTTGCCTTTCATGATTTCATGTCCCTCACGTACGTGGCAAAGCTATGGGCTGTGTCACCAAAGGCAATGCGCATGGCATCGAACTCTAGCGCCACCTCTTCAAGCACGGCGTTGCGTATCATTGGGTAGTCCTCTTTGATCTCATTCTTGGGCATACCAAATATGCGGTCAAAGTCTTCTTGGTTAAAGCTTGCGTCACTCATCTGATTCCTTTACTGCTTCTAAAAGTATGATGTGCTTGATTGTGTCCAACACGCCCAGCACAGTTGAAACGTGTATTGCGCCTTCGTATTTTTCAATGGTTTTGCCTATCTCTTGGGTCAGACCCTCAATCAGTTCGGCTTGCAGTTGAGTTGAGTTCATCTCAACCTCCAAACATTTGTTTAAGGTGGTGGTACAAAGCGTGTGCCTGATACACAGTCATGTCCTTCAAAATATCTTCGGGCGACTTCACACGTACAAGAGAGACCATGCGTTTAGGCGTATGCCCGCCCATAGCGTACGCAGCAGCGTCAAGCGCATCTTGGCTTGGCTCAGGCATATTCTCCAGCTTCTCGCGTAGCAACGCACCGATGCCTGTTACAGCTTTCTTCTCGTACTTGCGCTTGGGTGGTGCTATGGGCGCTTCCATTTTCTTGAGTGCTTTGAGCGATTTGATTGGGCGGTACTCGTCGATGTCTGCGTAATACAGGTTGTTGGTTTCGTGGATCATTTTATTACGGCGCATCTGTGCGACAAGGCTCGATGTTGAACCGCCTGCAAACCCCTGATGCTCAAGAGCTTCTATGATCTCCTTACGTGTGGAGCCGGGGTTGTTCTTGATGTAATCGAAAGTTACACGAGAGATGTTGTTGGTGATGTTAAAGGTTTTCTTCATGGGAATTTCCTGAGTGTTTTGAGAAGGTTGCGATAAAGAGGTTGAAACTGGTTGGACAGAGGGAGGGGCTTCGTCGTCATCCCACTGCTGAAGGGTTCGGCTAAGGGCTGTTTTAAAAGCGGTTTGCATGTCAGGCATTTGAGGTTCCTCCTGTAAGTAGCATGACGATTACGATGAAAGCAATTAGTCCGAGGGACTGTATGGTGGTGAGTAGTAGGTCATCCATCCCCTGCTTGTCGCCAAGCAGTACGCCCTGTATCCAGTCGGACTCAGGGGTAGATTCAGGGGGTGGTGGGGTATAGGTTAGGCCGATCTTGACCTTACCTGTGTCGTAGGGTGGGTTGTTCATTATTTTCTCCTTGAGTGAATATTATTTGTCCAAGAGTAGACAGAAGTCAATAGGGTCTCCAATAAAAAAGATCAGTAAGTAGTACAAGTACTGCAACTAAAAGTATTACTCTCTCTAGTTTTTCCCATGGTGTCATCATTCTGATTCTCCTTCTTCTGATATGGGCGTGATGCCCAGCCTATACATCACATCCAGTAGCAGGATGTGTACGTCTTCGATCGTCTCGAATGTGTGATCTGATGGATCCATCAGGTATTCGCGCAGGTCTGCCTCGATACAGCGCAGGTGTAGCGCTATGCTGTCTTTAACTTTCATTGTCTTTCTCCTAGGTTAAGGTGTACCCACTCGGTCATGCTTGCGTCGACACATTCGATCTCGTGTATCTCATGGTCGTTGAAGGTGTACACCTCCGTCTCTGGGTCGCACTGCTGCAAGTACCCAATCAGTTCTTTAACTTTCATTTGCGTTCTCCTTATCTACATAGGCGGGATTGCCCGTTTGGTCTCGATACTCTTTGGCATCTTTCTCAGCGTCATGCTCATTGTCAAACACACCAAGTACTGTGTGGTTGTGGTTTCTTACTACGTACTGCACCTTGTCAATCAACTCAACGTCGTACGTCTGACCTTCCCCGACACGGGCTTTGGTAATGTCAAACTCATACAGCGCTCGGTTTTCAGCATCGGCACGGCTGTCGGCTTCGATCTCTACTGTCTGCCAGTAGGACATAACTACTTGTACTCTGTATTTCATTTCATTCCTCCATTAAAAAGATGCCCTTGTCTATGCAAGAGGCGAACAAGTTGTGGTCAGGTATATTCTTGAACCCCTCAAACCCATGCAGTTGGAGGTGTCGGTACACTTCCCTCTGTTCCGCAGGTTCTCTATCAAAGAACCAATCCACCTCGTAGTCAACACAGGCGTTAACCATCTGCGTCTTAGTAATTGCAGTCATTTCATTTCTCCTTTGGTTACGTATAAAAACATAGCGGGCGTCAGGTCTGCTTGCAAACCATCGGCTCAGTTGGGGGTTATCGTCTTGCATCAAGGGTGGTGGATCCCATCCAGTCTTTCTCATAGCGCTCTCCTTAAAAATGCGGGGGCGAACCCCCGCTACACATCAGGTCAACAGTGCAGGCAATGTTGGCTTGAACGACACAGGTTTGCGTACATCCCATTGCAGGTAGTAGCAGATGACCTCGGCAATGCTGGTCGCAGCATGGTATGACTTGGTAGCTGCGCTGATGACACCAGACGCATCACCCTCCATCAGCATATCGTAGATCATCTGATCGGGCACGCACAAGTCAACACGATGCGTGTAGCTCAAAGGCGAAGCCTCAAAAGCGTGCAGTAGCGTAGTGATGGTGTACGCAGGCATCTCGCTAAGCCAGATCTCTACAGTCTCGATATCGCACTCAGTCAAAGCCACGGCAAGATCATCAACGTCAGGGCGAACGAAACCATCCTCGTCATCTGGAAAGTCATACGCTGTCTCGTCGTAGTTGGCGCTGTGTGCGCTGACACTGCGTGGGTGGATGCCGAAGCTTGCGTTGTAGTCGTACATCTCGTCGTACTCGTCGTCCATGTAACTGCCGTACGAGCTTTTGTAGCTGTATGACTTGAGTGCCGTCGTGCTTTTGTAGCTAGGGATCAGGCGTGATGGTGTCCAAGCATAGGTATTGCTGAACCACATATCGTCATGCTCGATACCCTGCTCGAAGTTGACGTGTTGCATACGACCCTCGCCGTTCATGAACACGAAGCGATTGTTGCCGATGAACTCCTCCATCATAGCCACGAAGCCCGCATCATAGACAAGCTCAGGTGATGCAGACACAGCGCTGTGCAAGTAGTCCTTGATGAAGTGCCACGTATCAGACTTGGACTTGTCAGCAGCATTGCCTGTATGCAGTACGCCGTTGTGCATCATGGCGATGAAGCCCGGAATCACATCGTAGGGATGGCAGTTGAGCATGTCGGTCTTGCCGTGCGTAGTCCAGCGGAAGTGAATGGCAATCTCACGATCATCTTGAGGCAAGCGCTGAATGAATGCAGTAGCATCGCCAAGATTCTTGGGCAAAGTCTTGGTGACCTTGAGTCCCTTGGCTGAACCATACATGAACCCGATGCCGTCAGGGTTGGATGTAAAGATGTCGCTCAGTAGCCCGTGTGTATCGAGCAGAGTTGAACGAACTTTGGAAGACTGACCTGTAATGATGAGACACATAATAAACTCCTTGAGATAAAAAGAATGGGGACGAGTTGTCCCCGTTTGGTTGTTGATGATTACTCAGTGACTGAGTTGGCAAGCACAGGGTCGTGACCCATAATCATTGTGTTGAAGACGTCCTCTTGCAGACGCCACACATGGTTGTCACGCACATAGATAACATCGTCATCATTGATACGTGATTCGTCACCGCTGTACGGGAACACAGCCAACTCCAAGCCGATCACCCTGAACAAGATGAAGTGCAAGCCGTGCCTGTTAGCGTAGCCACGCATACCATCGCCGTCGTCATAAGGTATCTCTAGATGGTAGGCATGGTCATGCCCTTGGGCATAGCGAGTCAGATCCATACTCACAGTAGGCACAGCATCAGAGCAAGTGTCCTGCGCTGGCGCTATGACTGTCGGTGTGGATGTGTGTACGTTGCGTACGCCATACCACTTGACGAGTGCAGGGTACTGACCTGCCACAGTCTTGAGCCACTTGACGAACGATGTGCCGTTGAGATCACGCCACGATGCGACACGGCAGAACATGACAGACGCATGAGTGAACTCGATCTGTGCAAGCAGACGTTCC